ACAACTACACCGGCGGGCAGGTGCGCACGCGCGAGGAGCGCACGCGCGGCCCCGACGGCACGGAGCTGCGCCGCCTGATCGTCGATGTGCTGGCCGATGACTTGGCCAGCGGCGGCAAGAGCGCGGCCGTGCTGCGCAACCGGTTCGGACTGCGGGAAGCGACGAGCTGATGGCGACCCTGCCCTCCTACGTGACCATCCTGTTCGACGGGTTCACCGAGGACTTCGACCCGTCCGTCGAGCGGGTCGAGATGGACCGCGGCGTGCCCAAGCAGCGCGTCATCAACTCCAAGGTACTGGCCGAGATCAACGGCCGGCTCCTGTTCGAATCCAAGGCGGACGCGGCCAACTTCGAGACCTGGTACTTCGACACGATCGAGCGCATCGGCTGGTTCGAAATGGAACACCCGCGCACCGGCGTGACGATCAGTGCCCGGTTCAAAGGCGGAAACATTGGCAAGCTCGTGCCGCTGATCCCCGACTTCAGCTGGTGCGTGCGCGAGGTGACTTTCGAGTACCTGCGATGACCAACTTCATCGAGAACCGCCAGCGCGTCACCGACACCAGCGGCGTCCTGGTCCTGCTGGAACTGACGGCCCCGTCGCTGGGCGCCACGCTGCGACTGGTCAACGACTCCCAGGACTGGATCAGCAACGGCGAGAGCTACGTCGGATTCCCGTTCCGGTTCAAGCTGCCCGACGACACCGCCGGCCAGGCGCCGCGCGCCGTGCTCGAGATCGACAACGTGGGCCGCGAGCTGACGGCGGACCTCGAAAGCCTGCAGCCCAACGAGGTCCTGACGGCCACGATCCGCATCGCGGACCGTGACGATCCTGACGACGTGTTCCAGACCATGGTGCTGCCGGTCTATGGCGTGAGCGTGAATCAACAGGTGGCCACGGCGCATCTCGGCGTCGACTACATCATGCAGCAGGCCGCAGTGAAACTGCGCGCGAACCCGTACACCTTGCCGGGGATTTTCTGATGCACCCTGCTGAGCGCTTCGTGGGCATCCCTTACTGCCCCGACACCATGGACTGCGCGGACTTCGTGGCGCATGTCCGGCGCGAGCTCCACGGCCACGACGTGCGCCTGCCGAACGGGCGGCCGCGAGGCGAAGAAGGGCAGGTGGCGCTGGGCGCGCTGTCGCGGCAGTACGCCACGCCCACCGACTCCCCCCAGGACGGCGACCTCGTGCTGATGAAGCGCAAGGCGGGCGTCGGCCATGTTGGGCTGTTCTACCGCATCGGTGGCGAGGACTGGGTGCTCCACTCGAATGAGACGAATGGCATGTCGGTACTCCACCGCGTGCGCGAGCTGCCCCTGTGGGGCGCCAAGATTGCAGGATTCTACAAATGGGTCTGATGGACGATCCCACCAGCGGCGCGCAGCTGGTCCTGACGCCGCACCCAGTCACGCTCGATGGTCAGCGCCACATGGCGGCCGAGCTGGCGCCGGGCGAGATGCTCGGGCCGTACCTGCGCCGGGTCGTGCCCGGCTGGGCGGACGATGCATGGGAGGTGCGGATCAACGGCGTGCTGGTGCCTGTCGAAGTCATGGATCGCGTGCGCCCGAAGCCGGGCTCGGTCATCGAGGTGCGCGGCATCGTGCAGCGGCAGGTGCTGGCCATCGTGGCGATGGCGGCGCTGACGTACTTCACATTCGGCATCGGTACCGCTTCCGGCTGGGGAGCGGGTGCTGCGGCGGGCGCTTTCGGTGGTGGGCTGGCAGGTGCAGCATTCGCCACTGCCGTGTTCGCCGCCGGCACCACCCTGATCAACAAGGTGCTCGGCCCTAAGCTGCCGGCTGCGCAGAGCGCACAGCAGAACGATCCCGTCTACTCGATCGGGGCGGCCCGCAACGCCGCGCGCCCGTACGAGCCGCTGCCGCTGTTGTTCGGCACGGTTCGGATCACGCCCGACGTCGCCTCGGCGCCGTACACCTGGTACGAGGGAAACGACCAGTACCTGGGCATGGTGCTGACGCCTGGCCTCAACGTGCACAGCATTGAGACGCTCTACAACGGCGACACCGCGCTGTCGAGCTACGAGGGGGTCTCGACCTACCTCAACGGGTTCCCGGGCCACCCCGACCAGGACATCCCGCTTTTCCCCAACGCCGACACCATCGCCGGCGGCGAGCTAGAGAAGAATGTCTGGGTCCAGCGCACCACCAGCCCCAACACGGTCCGCATCCAGGTCAACCTGGAGTACGTGCTCGGCGACATCACCAGCAAGGGCAAGCCGAAACGCAACACCGCGTATGTGGATGTCGAGTATCGGCAGACCGGGACGACCACGTGGCTCCCGGCCACCACGCGGATGTTCGTCAACGACACCTACGACCAGAAGCGGGCCACGCTGTCGTTCGACGTGCCCGTGGGTCAGTACGATGTGCGCGTGCGCCGGCGCGAAGGGTTGGAGATCGAGAACGCCAAGGCGCAGTTCCAGTGGTCCACGATGACCTGCGTGCAGCGGGATACTGCCGACTACTCCGGCATCCCGCGGATCGGCATCAAGATCAAGGCCACCGGCCAGCTCAACGGCCCGCTGAATGAGGTCCGGTGCGTGGCGCACTCGCGGCCGGTCCCGGTGTGGAACGGGGCGGCGTGGGTGACGGAGCATACGTCCAACCCGGGCGCCCACCTGCTGGCCTACGCTCGCGGCATCTACGACATCAACGGCCGCCTGCTGGCGGGCATCGGCCTGGCAGACAGCCAGATCGACATCCCTGCGTTGCAAGCGTTCATGGTGCACTGCGAGGCGAACGGGTACACCTACGACGCCTACATCAAGGACGCGCGCACGCACCAGGAGATGGTCAACGCCATTGCACTGGCAGGATTCGGGCAGGTCTCGTGGGCCGGTGGCAAGTTCTCGGTCGTCTGGGCGGCGGACGGGCAGCCGATCACCTCCGTGGTGAACATGGCGAACATCAAGCGCGCCAGCTTCCAGGTGGATTACACGCTCGCGAACGGCGCGGATGGCATCGAGGCCACCTATGTGGACGGGACGGACTGGGAGGCCAAGACCCTGCGAGTCGAGGCGCCTGGGGTCACTACGATGCAGAACCCCGCCCGGATCACGCTCGAAGGCGTGACCGATGAGGAGCACGCGGCCAAGCTGGCGCGATATCACCTCGCGCAGCATTTGTACCAGTACAAGGACATCAGCTTTGCTCAGGACCTCGAACACCTGAGCTACCAGCGCATGTCCGTGCTCGCGCTCTCGCACGACCTGACGCAGTGGGGCTACGGCGGACGCGTGCTGGCGGCCGAGGAGAGCGCCGGCACCGTCACGATCACCCTCGATCAGCCTGTGCCCGCGCCCACGTCTGGCAATGCCTACGTCGGCCTGCGCATTCCCGGCGAGGGCGCATACCGCGTGTTCCAGATCGCGCCGTTCTCTGGCGAGTCCGACACGCTGACCCTCGTGGGCGAGTGGCCGGAGGATGCCCCGCTTCCCGGCGACGATGCCGACAACCCCGCGCACGACACACTCTGGATTTATGATTTCAAGTCCACGCCCGGCTACCGGGTGCGCGTGGTGCAGGTTGAGCCGGAAGGCGACCTGCGCGGTGCCCGCGTGGCCGTCGTGCCAGAGTCGCCGGAGTTCTGGACGTACGTCGAGACGGGGCAGTACACGCCGCCGGCCGGTGGCTCACAGCTGCTGACCCGCCCGGTCGCGTCGAACCTGCGGATTGCCGAACTGCAGACGGTACAAGGTGACACGGTGTTCACCGAACTGCAGGCCACGTTCGACGTGACCGGCCCCATGGCCTACGCGACCGTGCACCTCGCGCAGCAGATCGACGGCGAGTGGAGCGAGGTCCGGCAGGTGGCCGAGACGCGCACGCAGCAGGCCCGGTTCCGGATCCCGGGCGCTGGCGTCTACTCGATCACCGTGCGCCCCTACAACGCCGACGGCATCATTGGCGGCGCTATCTCGGCCACGTACGTCACGACCAACGCGGACATCCCGCCGCCGCCCTTCGACAGCGTGAGTGTCACCGATGCCGGGGCCGGCGTGCGCAAGTACTCGTGGTCCTACGACAGCAGCACGATCCAGGCGCCCGACTTCGCCGGCGCCGAGGTGCGCTACATCGCGGGCACGCATGCGGATCCCGATTGGGACGCGATGCAGCCGGTGGTGGGCGATGGATTCCACACCGCGCCGTTTG